GATATAGATATACTTTGGACAATAAAAAACCCATATATCAGGGTAGGTATATGGGTTTTTTATGCATGTGGTTGTGTTACGGATCGGAAATATTTTCAGCAATAAACGTTCGCCATTTGATGTCATCAATAGGTTGTTTGCTATGTGTTGCATCCAACCATTTTTCGAATGTCATCATTGATGCCAGAATTTCGTGTGTGTATTTGCTGTAATCTTCTAATCGTGATAATAAAAGTTCTTTAGTATCAACATCCATGTCGGAAACATCAAGAGCTCTAACATTACCAGGAACCGATGTTGGAACAATAGTTCTGGTAGACGCGTCACCATTTTTCTTGGTGTATACGATTGTAGCTTCTTTATGTTTAACTAATTTCATTACTGAGCAGTAGTAGTTTCAGCTGTTTGTTCAACAGGCTCGGCAATTGCTGGTTCAACAGCTGCAACTGGTGCAACTTCTTCTGCAATAGGTTCAGCAACTGGATCATTTGCAGCTTCAACATCAGTGGTTGATTCAGCAGATTCTTCAGCTAGTTTGGCTTCAGCTTCAGCTTTTTCTGTGCGAACTTGTTCGATAATTTGGCGAGATAGTGTTTCTTTAGCAGCTTGAACCATCATCAATTGATCACGGATGTCAGCTTCATTTTGATTCCAATCATTGTAGACTGTTACCAAGCGTTGAGCCGTATCTGACATTGCTTCTACTGCGTAAGGAACGTTGTCGATGTTGATTACTTTTATTTCTTGTACTTGTACCATTTGTAACTCCTGTGTTATTATTTTTAAACTATTATTTATGTCAGTATTTACTATTGAAAAATCGAGGCTTACATCACATTTCTAATAATGTTTGCATATCGTTTTCGGGTTTATCTGTTTGTGGTTTAGTTTTTCCTTTTTTCACAAAACTTAATTCGTTTGGATTTAGTATTTTTAAATGAATTGCATCCCATTTGAGATTTATTATTGATCCGACACCATCACTATTTCTAGTTTTTTGTATGATAAATGTTATTTCTCCGACCTCACGCATGGCATCAGTCATTACAATAGACCAATATACATCTGCTACGTTTATTTTACTAATACCACCAGCAATTTGGCTGTGATCGTGTTCAGTCGCGGCAGCATTAACAGCATTTCTGTTTAATTGAGATGCTGTTGCTCCATACATATTATAATCAACTAGAATTTGACGCAATTGGCTAGAACAACGCTTGTCCTTTTCCCAAACGTTATCAGCAGACACCTTTTCATTTGGAGACATCTCATCCAAATAATCTACAATTAACATATCTGGATAGAACCCATGTTGTAGGTGGTATTCTTTTAATAATGATCTAATGTCATTTGATGAAGAACCAGCAGCCATTTGTTTAACATCATATCTGCCACAACCTTTACCAGCTGCAGTAACCAACGTAGCAATTTCTTCTATGTGATCACGCCAGTCGCGATTAATACCAGTTATCATAGTATCTGAACGACTAGCAATTCTGTCTTCTGATAATTCTAATGATATGTATAATGTGTGTAATCCATCTTCAGCAAATTTTAAACCCATGTTTGCTAGGGTGATAGACTTACCACCACCAGAGTTTGCTGATACTAGAGTTAATTCTTTTCTGGATATACCACCGAATAACTTGTCGTCTAATTCGGTCCATCCTGTGGGATGGACAACAGCTGATACGTTGACGCGGTCCAGTCTTTCTTTTACGTTTTCGAAATAACTTAACCCGAGATCTCTGTGTAATGATATTGTGACAGCGTCTTTAATTACTTTTTCAGCTTCACCATAATCGCCCTTTTCTATTAATCCAGGTAATGATAGGGTTGCTATTTCTAACGCTCTTCTTTTGCAGAATTTTTCAACTTCAGCTGAACAATATCCTATTTCATCATTTCCTAATATGTCGTATAGTTCTAGTGATAGGTTTGTTTCTGCTTCTACTTGTTTTGGTGTTGGGGTGCTACTGAATTGTTCGTAATAGTCAAATATAAATTCAACGGTATTGCGGAACTCAGGGTCGAAATAATCAGATTGTAGTATTCCATGACACAAAGCGAATGTATCGGAAGACGACAATAGATATTCGAGCAGCAACTTTTGTTTTTTGCTATTCATTGTATTATTGTTATTTTATGATGCTATGTTGATCTTATGTGCGGGTATATTGACTGTACTATAGCAGTATTAACAAAGAATTCTCCAGAATCGTAGACAAAATCAAACGATGTTGTGGTTGATGATCTATTTGTAACATCAACATACTCGTTTGTTATTTTATCAAAGGTTGAATATGGTGAGTTTGCTAATAATATTATGACATCATCATCGTTTATATCTTGAAAGGTGTGATCACCAATCGGATCGATCGCATTGAACACAAAATTTGAACCATTTCCAATAACACCAGAAGCTAATTCAGATGTTATAGCATTGAAACTTCTAACAGTATAAACACTACCATTAATAACCACCACATCAAAATCATTCCAAGCCGACAACAACGCAGGTTGATCATCAGCATTGTATGTAATTTGAGGTGTTGAACCTTGTGTGGTTGTATATAATAATGATATGTTATTGTTTGGTGAATCTCCTAACGTAGCAATTTTTGTAGCTATCGTTATTTCACCAACATTTGATATTTGTGTTAGATTTGTTGTGGTAGTTGGCAATTCAGTTATAATTGGATTTAATAAGTTTGGATCCGATTGTCGTGTAACTAATTGTGCTATACCAGACCATGGACGATCAAATTTTAATAATATTGTATTATTATCAATAATTTCTATGTCTGATGGTAATAATTCTTCTTGGTTGCTTTCATCGCCTTCTATGGGACGATCAACAAACACTTGAATTGATGGGAATGTTCCCAAATTGTGAATAATTAACCAATTATCACGTTCAATACCTTGAGTGTGATTATACAATACTTTTCTTTGTAGCCAGTCTTCTAATCCAGACACATCATCTGGAAACGACGCACGTAAGTAGTCAGGTAATAGTTGTTTGTAGTACAATTGACCACGACATCCATGCGTGATAGTACAATTTTGGAGAGTATCTAACCCTCTGATATTACGAGCAAATTCCCTTTCTCTTTTGCATGTATCACATTGGTAAACAACAATTGCCATATTTCTTATCCTGAAATGTTATATTAACTAAGTAATTGTATAGTTGATATATTTTGCATGTATCCTTTTTCTAGCTTTTCCGGAACTGTAACAGCTTCACCAATAACAGCAGAGTCATGCAATTTAACATCACATTCTGCAGAGCCGTCGGGATCTTGGGAAGCTACCATCCATGGTACTAAAGATAGATGTAATTGTCTATCTTGACCTGGGGTCATCATTATTGTTCTTGGTTTTTCTAGTGTATACTTTTTGGTTTCGAGGTCAAAGCTTTTAACTTGGGACACAATTTCTTCACCGGTATTTAATTTGAATGCTTGAATTCTCATGCAAACTCCTTTTATTTATTATTATTATTGTTATTTTAGAACAGCGAATGGTACGATGGTATTGATGAAACACGCACAGCGTAATAGAATGGAATGTTATATAAAACAATTTCCGATCCAGAAGCAATTCCTTCCGCTAGTTTATCATCAGTATACGAGAATTTCAATACATCAGTCAACATTTTGTTTCCAACTTTAGGTCCAAATTGATCGATTAACGATTCAAACACCTGAGTATATGCATCAAATGAATCTTCTACTATTTTACTGTACAAAAATTGATATCCATCTATTGGGAATACATAAAATGGTTCAGATGGTGATTCTGATACGAATGATCGTTGACCGTTAGCAAATACTGATCGTTGTCTAATATCGTGAGTTTGGTTTGTGAATGCTTCGTTGAATGATGGTGTAATATCATCATGTGCCTTTTGTTTCCGAACTTTAACACGTTGAAAATCCATGTATCGTTTTGATAGATTTTTCAATAACGGGATTTCATGTGATTCTACGATAAACGAAGAGCAGTATTTCTGCAATTCAGGGTGAGTTGTAGTGTGTTTGAGTAAATCGGAAGTAAGCATAGTGGTTATTTATGCTTAGATCCAGTGGTGAGAAAAACCCACCACTGGGATGTAGATGGGTTCTACGCTACTAAGGCTTTAATGCCGGTGATTAGATCATTGGCTTCTTGAACATATTTTGGCATGATATAACTAGGACAACGTTGAATATTATCAATCAGATAAGCGAAATCTACTTGATATCTGTATAATTCCGTTGTTGAATCCACTTTATTTCCGATAATGTGGCTAGCTTTAAATGTTGCATTTGAAAAGGCGCGACACAAATACGCTATTGTGCGTTCGATGTCTTCTGGTGCTTGACGACTGTACCTGTCGTACTTATTGGGTTGAGATGCCATAAGTGCATATCCTTGTTTTTAAATTAATTAATCACCACAATATTCGAATATTCTAATATTGTGACCTGAAACATGTCAAAATTTCGACATGTTTTATAGTATACCGTTAGTTTTTGCAACCGTCAAGGGTTTTGACAAGCCACGTGCATATCTAAAGTATCTTGTAAATCTATTAATAATAGATAAGCGGATTCGTATAATACTCCTTTACAATCTGGATCAATGTGCTGATCAATTATATCACAAAAATTTATTAATCCAAATTCTAAGTACTGAAGTAACGCTTCTTTTTCGGAAATAGTCATATTAGTATTTACATCATGTTGACTTTATTCGAGTTTTCTAATATTATGTAATAACAACAACAATAATAATAAATAGAACTACATTCATGATAGCATCGAAACTATTCTCACGTACAATGGTGAGACTTAAACAGTGGTTGGATAATCCAATTCCACTAAAACAATCAGAAATCAACGCACATATGAAAGCGGCATATGCGTATGCCGAATTATCCTATTGTACAAAACGTCAAGTTGGTTGTGTTTTAGTTAAAGATGGTAGTATTATAGCTATAGGATATAATGGAACTCCCTCGGGAGAAGAAAACATATGTGAGGATGATAACAACAAAACAAAATCACATGTTACACACGCTGAAGACAACGCTCTTCGAAAATTAACCAAACGAACAGAATCATCATCAAATTGCCACGTATTCATTACCACAGCTCCTTGCATTTCCTGTGCGGAAAAATTAATTGCTGCTGATGTTGCAGATATATATTATGATGCAATATATAAGAATGATGATGGAATCCGCTATCTCAACGATCGTGGATTCAAAGTAACAAAGACAAATATAAAACAATAATAACAATAATAAAGAGGTTATAATGTCCGAAGGACTTTACGTAACTAAACGGGATGGTAGAACAGAACCATTTACGTTTGAAAAAATTCACACCGTTCTTTTTTGGGCCACGGATAATCTAACTGGGGTTTCTGTCTCAGAAATTGAAATTAAAGCAGAAATGCAGTTTTATGATAAGATCAAAACAGATGATATTCATGAAGCATTAATAAAATCATCCGCTGATTTAATATCTGAAGATAATCCAAATTATCAATTTGTTGCAGCTAGGTTGGCAAACTTTACATTACGCAAACAAGTTTATCAACAATACGAACCACTACACATAAAAAATCATGTGGACCGTTGTATTGCTAGTGGTGTATATGATAAAGAACTCATTGATTTGTATACAAATGATGAGTGGAATAAACTTGAAAAAATCATTAAGCATGAGCGAGATGATTTGTTATCTTACGCTGCAATTGAACAATTCCGTGGAAAATATTTGGTTCAAGACAGAACTACAAACACATATTTTGAAACACCACAAATGGTATATTTGTTAATTTCAGCTATATTATTTAACAAATATGATCCTGCCATTCGGTTGAAATACGTTCGTGATTATTATGATGCTATTTCAATGGGGCCAAAATCAACAATCACATTACCAACACCTATATTAGCAGGTATTAGAACTCCCACTCGTCAATTTTCTAGTTGTGTTCTTATTGAATCTGATGATTCATTGGATTCCATCAACGAAAGTGCAAGTTCTGTGGTTGATTATGTTTCACGTAGAGCTGGAATTGGCTTGAATCTTGGTAAACTTAGATCTAAAGGTTCTGCTGTTCGTGGTGGTGAAATATACCACACTGGAAACATTCCATTTTACAAATATATGCAAGCTGCGTTAAAAAGTTGTTCACAAGGTGGTGTTCGTGGTGCATCTGCTACGGTATATTTTCCTATGTGGCACTCCGAAGTTGAAGACTTGTTGGTGCTGAAAAACAATAAAGGAACAGAAGAAACACGTGTTCGTCACATGGATTATGGTGTTCAATTGAATGGATACTTACTTCATCGGTTAATAGATGGAAAAAACATTACGCTATTTAATCCAAATGATGTACCAGATTTATACGATGCATTTTTTCAGGATCAGGATTTATTTGCTGAGTTATATGAGAAATATGAACGTGCTAGATCTATTACAAAAACCACCATCTCAGCTTTTGATCTGTTTAATACTATAATCATTGAACGAAACAATACTGGACGATTATATATTCAATTTGTTGATCATTCAAATACCCACAGTGCTTTTAATGAAGACACCAGTCCTATAAGAATGTCCAATTTGTGTTTGGAAATCACATTACCAACGGCTGGGTTGACCAAGAAAAGTCGTATGGCTTATACACCAAAAGCCTTGGCAAAAGTTGGAACAATGACTCCTAAAGCTTTTAGAAAAGAATATGGAGAAATTGCTCTGTGTACGTTATCATCATTTAATTGGGGTGCAATACACTCACCGGAAGATTTTGAAAAACCAGCAGATCTAGCAATCAGAGCTTTAGATGAACTCCTAGATTATCAAGATTATCCGATGATGGCTGCAGGTTATCCTGCTGAAAAACGTAGATCTTTGGGTGTTGGTGTTTGCAATCTAGCATATTTTATTGCTAAACATGGTAACAAATATTCAGATGGATCAGCAAATGATTTGGTTAATGAATATGCAGAAGCAATGTCATATTGGTTACTGACTGCATCTAACAAACTAGCAAAAGAAAAAGGATCTTGTGAGTGGTTTAGTGAGACCAAATATTCAAAAGGTATCTTACCTATTGATACTTATAAGAAAGAAGTTGATCAGGTATTGAACACACCCAATTATTTGGATTGGACTAAATTGCGAGCCAGCATAAAAGAATTTGGAATGAGAAACTCAACGGTAATGTCATTGATGCCAGTTGAATCCAGTTCTCAACCAATCAACGCAACGAATGGTATGGAACCACCTCGTAGCAGTGTATCAATAAAAGCATCTAAAAATGGTACACTAAAACAAGTAGTTCCGGAAATTCACAGATTTAAAAACAAATATGAATATTTGTGGGATATGGAATCACCACGAGGATATCTGGAATTGGCTGCAATTTTACAAAAGTGGACAGATCAATCAATATCTACCAATACTACGTACAATCCAAGTTTAGTACCAGATGGTAAATTAACCACTTCAATTTTACTGGGTGATATATTTTATGCTTATAAGTTGGGTGTAAAAACGTTATATTATCAAAACACAATGGATGGTAGTGGTGATGTGTATGGTGATACGTCACCCGAAGAAAGTGATTGTTCATCGTGCAAATTATAAAGGAACAGAATGAAAAGTAAAATATTTAATACTGAAGCAACAGATCATCTGAAAGCGTTAATGTTTCTGGATCCTAATGGTGGACCAGAAATTGCTCGATACGAATCAATGAAGTATCAACAATTTGATACGTTTACAGACAGACAACAATCATTTTATTGGCGGCCATCTGAAATTGATTTGTCTAAAGATAAATTGGATCATAGATCATTACCATTCGAACAGAAACATATTTTTGATAGTAATTTGTTTAGACAAATTTTCTTAGATACTGTACAAGGACGAGGTCCTAATTTAATGCTATTACCAATTTGTTCATTGCCTGAAGTTGAGGGGTGGATTGAAAACTGGGGAACAAATGAAACGATTCATAGTAGATCGTATACTCACATTATTCAAAATGTGTATTCTAATCCATCAGAACAATTTGATAAAATTACGAAAATTCCTGAAATATTAGAATGTGCGCATGATGTATCTAAGTATTATGACGCGTTGTCCTTTTGGAATACGATATATGAAGTGAAAAGATTAGGGATGACGGTAAACGGTCAGCCTTATGATGAATATGAGCATAAAAAAGCTTTGTGGCTTTGTTTGAATAGCATCAACATATTAGAAGGCATTAGATTTTATGTTTCGTTTGCATGTTCGTGGAATATGGCAGAGCAAAAGTTAATGGAAGGCAATGCTAAAATCAT